CTGACTTATCCTCTCTTACAACTTCTGGTATTATTTTTTCAACTTCTTGAGCTATAACACCCATACTTTTATGACCTTCGTCATCTATTCTTTCAAATGTAACACCACGCATTTGACATACTTTATCTAAAGCGTTTGGAATTGTTTCTATATCTCTTTTTAATCTTTCATCAGAGAACGCAGTAACATCATTGTTAAATGTAGCAGCTCCAGCAGCACTCATATCTAGCACCATAGCTGAAATAATAGTTCCCCCATCATTTCCACCCAATATAAAATCTTTGTCTTGCACAGAACAATCCATTCTAAAGTTTGAGTTATCGTTGTTAGCTATTTTGCCAATCAATGTTCCAGCGTCTTTAAATAAGATATCAGCACCATCAGCGTCTAATGTAATATCATCTGCAGCGTCAATAATAAAGTCATCTGTTGCTGTAATTGTATCACCATCAATAGTAATTTCATCTACAACCACACCAGCGTTAGCTGTGATTACACCACTAGGTGTTATTGTACCTACTACCTCAACACCAGCAGCGGTTGTTTCAAATTTTTTTACATTGTTATGGCTAAGTTGTACTCCACCATCAGGAATAATAACAACACTATCTTCTCCTGATTTTCCTTGTAGATTTAAATTTCCTGTGCTGTTTTGAATATACGAATGAGAACCATCATGTTGTATTTGTAGGTCTGAACCAGCACCAAAGATGGCTTTGCCAGTATCTGGAAGGGTTAAATCATGATTCAATATAAGTGTACCCGCATCACTACCATCAAATGTTGCCATTGTAATATCTGCACCACCATCAGTACCTTTTAAAATAATGTCTGAATCGTTTGCTGTAGCATCGATCGTAATGTTCCCAGACGATGTTGATAGAGTAACTGCGGCATCACCAACAGTTAAATTATCACAAGCTAATGAATCAGCTGAAGCTGCGGCAAAAGTTAATGTTCCACTACCATCAGTTTTTAAAAACTGTCCATCACTTCCATCAGCAGTTGGCATATTAAATGCAGTACCACCAGAAGTCATAATTATCTTACTACCATCAGAAGCAAAAGATTCGTTTGAATCGTGTAATTGTAATGTTGGCGTTCCACCAGAATCAGTTAATAGTAACCCTGTATCATGTACATGAGTCAAAGCTATTTCATCATTAGCACCGAAAGATAGTATCGCACCATCGTGTTGTAGTTCTAGGTCTTGTGTAAGAGTTACATCTCCGTCAGAACCAATAGTTATAGCATCAGAGTCAGATTCAGAGCCTATGTTGCCACCGTCTCCGACTGTTAAACCGTTGTTATGATGACTTCGTTGTGAAAAAGTCACAATACCACCAGATGATATAGCTATTGCATCTGTGTCACTGGTGTGTCCAATATTAGTGCCATTGATAATAATACTATCTATAGTAAGCGTAGTAAGAGTGCCTAATGAGGTTATATTAGTTTGAGCTGCGGTAGTTAAGGTAACATCTGCAATATATGTTTTGACTCTAGACATTGCAGATTTTTTCTCAGTACCATTTGCTCCATCATCAACAATAATAAGATCAGCGTCTGCTAAAGCAGCTCCTATATCTGAAGCCCCGTCTATATCTAACGCTCCTATATCTACTTTGTTTGCTGTAGATATTGTCGCTAACTTAGTATCAACAATTGCAGCATCTGACGCTACACTTGCGTTAACCACAGCATTAGCAGCTAATTGGTCAGCTCCTATAGCATCGTCTGCCATTTTTGCTTGAGTTACATTGTCATCTACAATTGAGGCTGTTACTACAGCATTTGCAGCTAACTGATCTGCACCTACCGCATCATCGGCTATCATGGCTTGTTCTACAGCATTATTAGCAATTGTTATAGCACCACTTGAAGCAATAGTTACATCTCCACTTACTGCTACTTCTTCATAGCTTGTACCATCGGCAACTAATATTTTAGCAGAAGTAACATCTGGCATAATAAATTTAGCAGGTAATGTTAAATTATTATTAGCATCTAGTACTGTAGATTTACTAGCTGGTAAACAACAAAATACTTCTTTAGCTCCTGCTGAAAAATCCACAGCATTGTCGCTGTTAGAACTTGATATAATTGTGGTACGAGCTAATGTTGAGCTATCCGATGCTAAGGTACCTAGGCCTACTTCAAACTCAGCGTTTAATACAATAGCGTAATAAGTAGTATTACTGTTACCAATACCTGCTAGAAAAGTTTCAAAACCTTGAACTGCACCACCTAAAGTAACTGTACCAGTTCCAGTAGTGGTAGTGCTTTCTTTTACACGGTCATTGATTACTAAGGCCATGTGTTACTCCTATGCTATTCGTATAATTGCTGCAGAGGATGAAAAGGCTGGAAACTGTACTGTAAAAGTTCCGTTAGTAGCTGTTTTATCACCACCAAAATTTAAAACGCATACTGCTTTATCACCTTGAGTATCATTATAAATTAAAGCTCCTCTTGCAGTTAAAGTAACTCCTGTAAAGGATAAATCAGCATAATCTACCAATGCTGTATCTGATGATAATGAAGTACCACCATTAGTTAAAGCACTGCCCCCAGATGCGTATTGACCTGTATCCGATACTTGATTATCAGAAGTAAACGATGTGGTTGATTTACCTAAAGTAGCATCACTAGTGTAAAGTGACAGTTTAAAGCTATTGCCACCACTTGCTTTAAAGTTATGTGTGCCTTCTAATAATTCTTTTTTAAATGAATTACATATTGCATTGGTTGTTATTGCCATTATCCTACTCCCTTAACATTAGGTGAAATTGATGGAACGGGTATTCTTGGTTCACCATCTGTATATTGTCCACGTTTTCTGTGTCCCATCTGTTGCATAGCAAACTGCTGTACCTCTTCATTGTACTTACCTTTGTATAAGTTGTACATATCAGCAGGCCCTTTTAAGTAGCTAAAACATTCAGTTAGCACACCATGTAAAAGCAACGATTCTTGATTGGTTGACAAAAAGGTAGTGGTTGAGCTGTTAAAATGCGGTGGATCTATCACATAGTTAATCTGTACACTCAAAGCACTGGATGGCACAGGTGCAATAATAACAGTGCTGTCATCCCAGTTTGCGTAATACTTGGGTACACCTGTCGCATCTGTTGAATTAAACTCTGATATAAAGCTGGTATCTCTTTTTTCTAAAAAAATACGAGTGCTACTACTATTTACCTGAATAGAACGTAAATACATTAATTCTTCAGGCATGGTTAAAAATCGTTGTGATGCAACACAAGAGGATGTTTTATAAGCTCTTAAATCGTCATAGTCAACCTTACCCGCAATATCTAATTCAGTATTACGAATAAATTGATCAATTAAAGTATCCGATAGTACATTAGAATCTACTTCTGTGTAGTTTCTAACTTGTGTTAAAAAATTAGCATGTGTAATAGTCATGATGTTGTAATGGTTACCTCTCCAGTGCTACTTGTCATTTCAAAAGATTCTAAAGGTGTGCCTAGTATATTATTACTTGCACTCGGTTGCATACTTGAATTATTAAAACCGTTATCAACATATATCACAAAATCATCGTTATCATCTTTTGGTCTTGGTCTTGGGTTCGCTAAAGCAACGGCATCCGCTTTGTGATGCGTTCTCCTAATCTGAGGGTGTTTTGATTCAAACTCGGATTTGTGCACCAATGAACCATTCCACTCCTTGACCATTTCCTTATAAGGAAATTCCATACCTGATCTATCAGATATTGCTTTAGCATATTTTCCACGAGCATAAGCCATAATGACCTCTAGTACAGTTGTGTAGGTCTGTTGCGACCTAGTTTACATTTAGCTTGAACAAATTTACCTTTTTTCATGCCGTCAGGTTTATCAAATTTAGGGCCTTTTTTATTAGTAAATCCAGTTTTTTTACTAAAATATGTTGATTTAAACCTTGTTCTATTATTAGCTTTATCTAATGTTTCTGGTACAAATTCTTTTTTAAAAAGCTTTTTCATTCTGTTACCACCATCAAAAAT